ACCAGTAGCGTGGATGTTGTTAGGGTTGGAAGACCGCAAGCCAAAGTTAATTAATTTACAGGTGATTGACCATCTTGAAGGCACATGGATTCCACTCTACACCCATCCAGCAAAGACACTAACAATTAGCGATAAGGATATTTTAAAAATAATCCACGATAAATTTACTAAGTTTGGTTTTGAATCTGATTACATTGTGGAAGATATTGAGTTAATTGAATTTGCTAAAGAAATACTAAGAAAGGCACAAGAGAAATGAATAAATACTTTATAAAAGTGATATCAGAATACAGGGTACTTATTGATGCAGAATCACTTAAAGAAGCTAAAAACATAGTTTCTGAACTATATATTGAAGGCGATTTATTGGAATATGTTGGTGAATTTGATAAAAATCGTTGGATAAATGTAGATTATGGCTGGGAAATTGTTGATAAAGTTTGTAAAAAAATAAAGGCACAAGAGAAATAATGGATTACTCAATATATTATTTAGAAGCACTGAAAGAAATTAGAGCAGCACATGATGCTTTACTTAAGAATGAATTTCAACAAGCATATGACCATTGTCTAAACTCGCAGACAGAATTGCGTTTAATGGGCTTATCAGTTAAAGGCTGGATACCTGTGGAGGAAGAATGATTGAAGCTATAGTTAAACCTACACCTCTAGACAACGATGTTGCTGTTGTAAAAATACTACAACTTATGGGTCAGTTAAGCGTGCATGATATTAGCTATGTTTTAAGTGTAGCTAGGCAAGTTTATGATGCAGTGGCAGTGGCTGAGGAAAAATCGTGAGTTTTACAATCATGCAGCATGATGGCATGAAAGCAATTCAATGGTTCAATACCGTTGATGACCTGTTAAAATCTATGTTAGCTAACCCAAAAGATACCTACCACAGGAACAAATCATGACTGCATGGTCTTATTCTAGTATTACTTTATTTGATCAATGCCCTAAGAAGTATTACCATTTAAGGGTATCCAAGGATATTAAAGAGCCTGAATCTGAGGCTATGAATTATGGTAAAGACCTACATCTTGCCGCTGAAGAACATATCCGAGACGGTAAGCCATTACCAGCTAAATACGCTTTTATTCAGGATATGCTGGATAAGTTAAAGGCAGTCCCGGGCGAGAAGTTATGTGAGAATAAGCTAGCAGTTAAGATTGTAGATGGTGGCAAACTGGCGCCTTGTGACTTCTTTGATAAACAAGTTTGGTATAGGGGTATTGCTGACTTAATTATTCTAGACCGAGATAAACAAGAAGCCCGAATTATTGACTATAAGACAGGCAAGACGGCAAAGTATGCGGATACTAAACAGTTAAAACTACTAGCCGCTTGCGTATTCACGCACTACCCTGAGATCAAAATTATCAAGGCTGGTTTATTATTTGTAGTATCTAAAGAGTTTATTAAAGAAGAATATAGCACGCACCATAGGTTAGCTTACTTTGAATCATTTAAACCCCTTGTAAATCAACTAGATATGTGCATAGAAAATGGTGTATGGAACCCCAAAAGAAACTTCACTTGTGGGAAATTTTGCCCTGTGATATCCTGTGACCACAATGGAAGGAATTAAAGATGGCAACTAAACGAAACTACGCACAAGCGGCTAAGTATGAAGATACCCCTGAACAAGTTAAGCATAGGGAAGAACGTAATAAGCTACGCCGTAAGCTGTTAAAAGAAGGCAAAGTTCACAAGGGTGACAAGAAAGATGTAGCCCATAAGAAAGCATTAGACAAAGGTGGCTCATCTAAAGATGGTTATTTTGTACAGGATAGAAGCGGTAACCGCTCATTCGATAGAGATTCAAAAGGTAACTTACTTAGTGAAATTAGTCCTAAGGAAAGAGCTAAGAAAAAGAAATAAAAGTTTATTTGTATAGAGTCACAGGATAGGGTATGAGTGCCTAGCTGACTCGGGAAGCGATTCCTCATAGGGTAAACCATATCAGTTAGTAATTGGTCTTTGTAGCGTACCTTTACGGGAATATATACGCAACCTTTCAACCGAACGAACTAACGGACACTGGGAAAGACTAGATAAATTATAAGGCTTGAAGTGGACACCACTTTCAGGCTAACTTGCATCGGAGAAAGTATGGAAATTATTGATAACAAAGCAGTATTGCTTAAGGTACGTGACCCTGAACGTATTACATCAGTCATACCAAAGAGTAGGCTAATGACTACAGTAAGTGAAAACCACCATGAAGTTCTTGTCTATTGGGGTTTAGAGGAAATGCAGGTACTAAAGAATTTAAAGATACAGAAAGTACCCTCACCCATCAAAGGTAAGTATATTTGGCCCGGTCAGTACAAACCTTTTGAACACCAAAAAGAAACTTCAGCTTTTCTAACTTTGCATCGCAGGGCATTTGTATTTAATGAGCAAGGTACAGGTAAGACTGCTTCAGCTATATGGGCGGCAGATTACTTAATGAACGTGGGGTTAATTAAACGAGTGTTAATTGTTTGCCCGTTATCCATTATGGATGCTGCTTGGCGTGCAGATTTGTTTACCTTTGCTATACACCGCAAAGTAGATACTGCCTATGGCAATAGAGAGAAACGCCAAAAGATTATCCAAAGTGATGCTGAGTTTGTAATTATTAACTACGACGGTATCGAGATTGTAGCTAAGGAAATTGAAGAAGCGGCGTTTGATTTAATTATTGTGGATGAAGCTAACGCCTACAAGAACCCAACTACAAATCGTTGGAAGGTCTTTAACTCACTAATTAAACCTACTACTTGGTTATGGATGATGACTGGTACACCGGCGGCTCAATCCCCTGTAGATGCTTATGGTATTGCTAAACTAATTAACCCAACCGGAGTGCCTAAGTTCTACTCACACTTCAGAGACCAAGTCATGCAAAAAATATCTATGTTTAAGTGGATACCTAAGCCAAACTCAGAAGATGTTGTACATAAACTACTACAGCCTGCAATACGCTACACCAAAGAACAGTGCTTAGACTTACCTGAGATTACCTATCAAACTAGGGAAGTACCACTAACTTCGCAACAGCAAAAATATTACGATATCCTACGCAAACAGATGTTAGTCAAAGCGGCAGGGGAAGAAATCACAACTATCAACGCCGCCGCAAACTTGAACAAATTACTTCAGCTTTCATGTGGTGCAGTCTATTCGGATACTGGTGAGATTGTAGAGTTTGATGCTAGTAACCGCTTGAAAGTATTGAAAGAAGTTATTGACGAGTCTAGCCATAAAGTATTAATATTTGTACCATTTAGGCATGCCATTGAAGTGATTAGGGAAAGCCTTGAGCAAGACGGATATACAGTAGACCTTATTCATGGTGGGGTACCAGTTAATAAACGCACCGAGATTTTTAAGAAATTTCAAGAAACGCCAAACCCAAGAGTACTTATCATTCAACCACAGGCGGCTAGTCATGGTGTTACACTACATGCCGCAAATACAATCGTATGGTGGGGTCCGATTACATCTTACGAAACATATGCACAGGCTAATGCTAGGGTACACCGTAGTGGGCAAAAGAATCCTTGTACAGTAATTAGGTTAAAAGGGTCAGGCGTAGAAAAAAAGTTATACGAAGCACTCCAAAATAAGCAAGATATCCAAGGAAGCATAATGGCGTTATACGGGGAACTACTTAGTTGACATTGTTAAGAGTTGGTGTATACTTAACAAAAAAGAGGAGGAAGTATGAGCGAACAAATACAAGCTGATAGGCTAGCTGGTGCGTACATAAAAATGCGTGATAAGCGTAGCCAACTTCAGAAAGAATTTGATGAGCAAGACAAGAAAATAGAAGCCCAAATGGATATGGTTGCAGAGGAGTTATTAAAGCTATGTAAGACCATTGGTGCGGATAGTATTAAGACTCAAGCGGGTACAGTGTTTAGGTCTGTGAAGACTAGGTATGAGACGACAGATTGGGAACATATGTACGAGTTTATTAAAGAGCATGACGTACCCCAAGTTTTAGAACGTCGTATTAGTACCACAAATATGAAGCAGTTTTTAGATGAAAACCCAACGCTAATGCCTGTTGGCATGAATGTTAACAACAAGTACACAGTTACAGTTAGGAGAAAATAACAATGGATAATTCACCATTGACCGTGCAAGAAGTAATGAAGCTATTACGTGTTTCTTCACAAACGATTTACACTTTATGCAGGGCAGGTAAACTACCACATTTCAAGGTAGGAAACAAACTGCGCTTTCACAAGGCAGATATTTTAGCTTTAACAAACACAACTAAAGGAGAAGTAACTCATGGCTAACGAACTTAGCATGTTAAAAGGAAACCTACCAGCCCACTTACGTGGCGGTGTGGATGAAACAACAAGAGCATTGATGGGCGGTGGTGGTCAAAGCGGTCCGAACATCAAACGTATTTCCATTAAAGGTGCTGTATTCCGTATGATGGTCGATGGCAAAGAAGTTGCTCAAAATGAAGAGCGTGCTATGAACGTAATTATTGTGGGTGCGGCTCAGCATAACTCCCGTACTTTCTACGAGGGTACATTCTCTGAAGGGCAAGGCGCTAAAATGCCTGATTGTTTTTCTGACAACGGGGCTACACCAAACCCAAAGAGCACAGCACCACAATCTGCATCATGCAAAGATTGCCCACAGAACGTAGATGGTTCACACAATAGCGGTAAGGGTCGTGCTTGCAGATTTAGCCGTCGTTTGGCGGTTGTACTGGAGAATGACCAGCAAGGTGATATATTCCAATTAACCCTACCAGCGCAGTCTATCTTTGGTAAGGGTGAGAACGGCAAAATGCCTTTGGAAGCCTATGTTCGTTTACTCGGTACAAACAATGTATCAGTTACTTCAGTAGTTACAGAGATGCGTTTTGATACGGGTAGTGCAACACCAAAACTTACTTTTAAGGCTATGCGTTATTTGGAAGAAGACGAGTTTGGTAATGCTCATGCTAAAGGAAAGACACCCGAGGCTAAAGCAGCTATTGGTCAAACCGCCGCCGCTATTGATGGCGCACCTCAGATTCAAGCTAAGCCTGTTGCTAAAGTTGAACCAGCTGTGTCGGAAGAAGCCACACCTGAACCAGTAAAACGTGCTAAGAAAACTGAAGCGGAAACGCCTAAGGATATTAACGCTGTCCTAGACGACTGGGCATAATAGTAACGGGGTGTATGACTACTTAAAGAGCAACATAAACTACTGCTCGCCCCACCTAATAAGAAAAATATGACTGGATATTCTGTAAAATTTGTTAAAGCTAATTCTAATGCTGACCAAGAACACGTTGGTGTAATGCTAGGTAGGTTATGTATTGCTAAAGATATTTCTGTTATAGAAGTTACAAAACATTTTGGCGTATCACGCACTGCTGTTTATGATTGGTTTTTAGGTAAGAGTATGCCTAACAAAACACACGAAGTTAAGATTTATAAGTATTTAAAAAAGAAGGCGTAAGCCAACTGAAGGAGTGGTGCCACCACTTTAACAGGATTATTGTCGGCGCAATTTGAGGATGTCAATGACCTCGTGGAATAATTTTCTCCATACGATACTACCCGAGGAAGGTCTTGGATGGTATTGCATAGGGAGCTATAAGAAAAAGACCACACCGATTACGCACTTTGTACAAACGATTGCAGAAGCTGAAGTATTGATTCAACAGCTGCTTGATAAGAAAAAAGATGTGTATTTCGGGTGCTCGAAGTTTATAACAAATGAGAACAGAAAGGCAATTAACGCTGGATGGCAAAAATCGTTTTGGCTTGATTTGGATTGTGGTGAAAGCTATGCTGAAGATGGTAAGGGCTACGTAAATAAAGAAGCCGCTTTAGTAGATGTTAAACGCTTATGCAAAGAACTAAGTTTACCTAAACCTAATATTATATTTTCAGGCAACGGCTTGCATGTACATTGGGTAATGACCAAGTCCCTAGAAAAAGAAGAGTGGGCAAAGACTTGCGAGTATTGGAAGCAACAGTTGAAGCGGTTGGATATTAAAGCTGACCCATCTAAAATTACAGATGTAGCGGCTGTATTGCGTATTCCTGATACCCTTAACTTTAAATCTGACCCGCCTTTAAATGTGGAATGGAAGGCTATATGCCCACCCATGGACTACGAGGATTTTCGGGTTAAGGTTATGCAGGGTATTGAAATCGACCTTGACTTAACTAAAGCACCTCGGCGTGCTATGGATGAAACTACCCGTAGGTTATTAGGCAACAAGGTCACTTCTTTTTCTAGCATTATGAAGTCGGGTGAGTGCGGACAACTTAGTTATTTTTATAAGAATCAGGGCAAGATTGACTACAACATGTGGCGTGCGGGGCTTTCTATTGCCCAGTTTTGTGAAGATAGGTCTTCCGCTATTCATAAGATGTCAGACCAACACCCTGAGTATTCATTTCAAGATACTGAGAACAAGGCTAACGATATAGGTGGTCCATACCACTGCACTACTATTGAAGGTATTAACCCCGATGGGTGTGAGGGATGTATACACAAAGGTAAGATTACAAGCCCTATAGCTATCAACGCTAAAATTGCTAAAGCGACTGAAGAAGACAATACAGTTACATTACCTAGTGCCGAGATTGCTGGCGAAGTTACATACACAATACCTGAGTACCCTTGGCCTTATTTTAGGGGTAAGCAAGGCGGAGTATACAAGCAAGGATACACAAAAGATGATGGCGACACCGTTGATGATAAGTTAATCTTTAAGTATGACTTCTATGTAGTTAAGCGAATGATTGACCCCGAGCTAGGGCACATGATTTGGATGCGAGTTCATTTACCTAAAGAAGGTGTCCAAGAGTTTTCATGTTCTAACCAAGCGCTAATGACTTCAGATGAGTTTAAGAAAACCGTTTCAAAACATGGGGTTATTGGCGACCCTGACGAGATGAAAAATATTATGAGCTATATAACTAGTTTTACTAAAGAACTCCAAGATAGGCAAGATTCTGAGCAAATGCGTACTCAGTTTGGCTGGTGTGATAACGATACTAAGTTTATTATTGGTGACCGTGAGATAAGTGCAAAAGGAATTGTATACTCACCGCCATCTAATACGACCCTAGCTTTTGTCCCAATGTT